ATATCGTTACCCTTAACCTCTGATATAGATTGCAACTCCCTCTCTACGTGACCAAGTATATCGAATAGGTCATCCCCTTTATTCATCATGTTGTTAGAGACCTCCAACAACTTCTTAAATCTTATCTTCTTTTCCTCTTGCGATAGGTAGAGGATTAAGTGCGTAGTGTTATATAGGCTAAAATCTTTAGAGTAACATTCTACTAACCTATATTGGGCTAGAGGATCTTTAACTGATTGAGATAATATTAAAAGATCAACCTTCTCTCCAGAGTCTAACCTTGATGATACTTGATTGTATATTTTTCTGTTAAGGGAATCCTTAAAGATTGATTCTGTAATTAAACTATGATTATCGTAGTACTCCTTTGGGTAGGACATGATGCGACCAAGCAACATTACCTCCATTTCTTCGTTATCTGTCATCGGTAATATAGTTTGGTTTCTTATATAGGTTTGTGTTCTTTATCTCAGAACTCTTACCATCGGCACTGATGATAAGCTCACTTTCCCAACCCTTCTGATTAATCCACGTACATGGATTCTTTCTGTACTTCTTGTCAGGGGTTGATGCTACGTAGGGTTCTACACCTTTTATGGCTAGTCCCATCTCTCTTAGGGTTAGGTTTATAAAGGATTTTTTAGTTCTTATTTGATCGGTCTTCTTATCATATAAAGTCCAAAACATATCAAAAGCTTTTGTCTTCCTAGCCATAGTACTGTCTTCAGAGTCAGATGTATCTTCATCCTTAGATATTCTAAAGTCAACCATATTAAAGTGGTTGTTAATGTTTTTAAATATACATTTAGCTTCTACTTCACTTGAGTATATTGATTGGTGTAAGACACCACCTATGTAAAAATTGATAGCCTTACCATCAACCTCAATAAAATCTACCCTATCTAGGTCTATTAAATCTGTATCTGAAACTCTGTACTTCATAGCTTTGTGGTTGGTTTTGGTTTGGTAAAAAAAGGGGAAGCTTTATAACCTCCCCTTTATCACTATCAATTAGAATGGTAAGTCATCTACTGGTTGTGGTTTAGCTTGACTCTTAGCCTCAGGCTTAAACGTGTCAACCTCTACGTAGTGAGTCTTTCCATACTCATCAGCCTCACGCTTCTTTACAACCTTTAACTTAATGTACTTGTCTCCATTGTACTCGAACATAAAGTCCTTAGCTTCTGAACCTAATTTGGTAAGGTTTAATGCGAACTCTACTAGTCCACCATCAAATTTTTCAGTACCATTTCCAATGTAAATCTTTTCTGTCTTGTTACTCATAGCTTTTAGCTTTTAAATAAAATAATTAATAAGTGCCTCTCTTTCTGTTGTATCTAAATACTTAGCAATCTGCTTAAGATGTCTTATCTTAAACTCATTAGGATTGGCTAGGTACTTATATAGGGTAGGTCGGCTTAACCCTAATCTTTCTGACAACCATAGTATGGTTATTCCTTTATTTTTTAAAACTTCTCTTAGTATCATAACGTATCCATGATTAAATGATCGTCAACC